CGTTGAACATTCCTTTGTTAGTACCTCCTTGATAGTCATAGTTGAAACTATCTGGCATAAATGCAAACTCAGAGAATGGAGACAATGCACTTAATTCACCGTTTTGATATTTATATCTATAAGCAAATGATAAAAACTTACTCTCTAGGTTATTTTCAAAACCAGATGCTGTATTACCTAATGTAAGAGCAGGTGCTGCTGTAGGGGCATTCTTGATTAAAGATATATCCTCTAATACGAAAGAACTGTCTGTCAGTACCTTAGCTGATGCTATGTTGAAGAACTTAGGTTCGTTCTCACCGTCAGTAAGCACTAAGAAGTTCTTACCGTTATCGTTGTCGTTCAGTACTCTCATCTCAACGTAACCACCTGACACAAAGCCAAATATGTTATTAATATCTGCACGGGTATCGGAAAGCACTATGTTCTCTGTTTCTGTAGCTACGTCAAACTCACATACGTAAGAACCACTATCACTAACCACAGCCCAGTAAATCTTGTTTCTGAATGTATCTACACAAGAACCTATGCACTCAGCGTTAGCACCAAGAGATAAGGCTGTCTTTAGAGTATTACCCAAAGGAAACTTTACCGAACGGCTGTTCTGCCCATCAGGTGAAAGTATTCTAATGTTCTTAGCGTCAAGGTAGAACGACTTAGGGAAGACTCGCAACTCCAAGTCTTTGTTCATTGCACCCCCTGTAAAGTTATTGTATATCTTCATTATTTAATCAGTTTGTCTCTACCACGTAGAGTTTGGAATAAATCATCAAAAGTCAGACCGTTGAGTCTTGTCTTAGCTTTCATCTTCTGTATGTGAGCAGCTTTCATCTTACGTCTTACAATGTATTCCTGTACCCCATACAATCTCGAAACTATTGCATGCTCCATATAAGCATACAACGCTTCTTCTGCAAACTTATGCACTCTGATACCCGCAAGAGTAGAACTCTCTAGTCCATCAGATAAGTACTCCAATACTATTGTTCTTGTTCCCACATTGGATGAAAACTTCATAACACCTGTAGCTTTGTCCACAGTAAACCAACCATTGAAGTTAGCCTTGTCTGTCTCCATGCCAAACCTTGCATTACCAAAGTTAACATCGGCATCTTGACCAACAGCATCAGAACCGAAATACCTGTATGCGTTAAATCCGTTATCGACTAGAGTTTGGTCGTAGCTGTTCTGGCTTGCTTTAAGTACGTTACCATCGTTGTCGAATATAATAGCATAATCGTTATCTTGTAGATATGCTTGAGCAATCTTTGTATCTTCGTTTGTAATCATGGGGTGGAACTGACCTGCTGAGTCAATCCATGATACCCTTACATAATTAATAAAGTCTTCTGGTAGAATCAAGGTCAATGTATCTGGGTCTAAATCAATCTCTACCCCTTTGATGGCTTTAAGCACATCATAGTTTAATTCTTGTAATCCCCTCTTAGCGTGGAATATAATAATGTCTCTACTCATTGTAGATGGAATGATTTGATTATCACCCATGTACATAAGTTGGAAGTTGTTGATAATGTCAGCTAGTGATGTGAATTGGTATGCACCCCACAAATCGCTGTCATTGTAGAAATCCTCCTGTGATGTTCCGTTCGGTAATGCTCCCATTATGCTCTAGTTTCTGTTTGTTTCTTTTGTAAATCCTTTGCTGTGGTGTACTGAACAATATCTACTTCCCTAATACTTACACCTGCGTATTCTAGTATCTTCATCACCAGTCTATACTCATCTGATGGATGAATCTCAAAGTCTTGGTAGTCACCTTTTGATATGTTGAAAACAGGATTACCTGCTACTACATCATAAGTCCATCTAGGTACTTCTGGTGTTCTTATATAACTACAGGTCACTCCTGTTACGATTGTCAGAGGATATACAACATAATCATCTTCTTCTCTAACAAACACAGGATAGTCCGTACTAGGTGCTGTGTGGTTGGATTTGTTCAATAATATCAACCTACGTTGATTAACTTCATCTATAAACTCACCACCATAATACACATCCATTATCCTGTATGTGTCGGCAGGTGTTGTGTACCTATCAACCGAGTAAGTCATTGCTCCGTTCTTGTGGAATATATCCAACTTCTCACGGATAATCTTAGGTATGTCTGCATACATGCTGTGCGACTCACGGTTGTTCTGCATTGACAGCCAACGTGCATAGTCGTAGAAGTAGGATTCGAATATCTCCAACTGTGCTAAATAAGCATAATTGTTGAACCTCTCTGGTTTGAGCCAACCCCTGTTGTTCTTTTCTAGGAAGTCATGTACTGTATCTCGTACTTCGTTAATCATAGTTTATGAATTTAATCTATACAAAGATAACAAAAAAAGAGCAACCGTTGCTGATTGCTCTCTATTGTAGATTGGTTGTATGCTTTACGACATCTTATTAACCAATGTCTCCATGAAGGTAATACCCTCGTTAGTCTTCATCCAGACAGCTAATGTCTCGATAGGTTCTTTAGAGAAAGGTAATTTGATTATCTCCTTACCGTTCGCTGCCCACTTAACTGTGGAGTTATCATCGTCTATCTTAATGATACCCAATGTCTTAGCTTTGGTAGCTAGGTTAATCATTCTAATATTACTGTTGTTTGCAACATCTGTAAACCTCTTTGGTTTGTTCTTAGCAAAGAATACCACATCTCGTTTAATCTCACCAGAAGTCATTGTATCGACTCTTGTTGGGAATAATACCCTTGCAATAGCCTCTAAGTCTTCAATTGGCATATCGATAGCGATGGCAACAGCTTTAAAACCGTCCATCTCTTGTTCTAATTCCTTCTCTGCTGCTGCACTTGGGTCGAACTCATAGAATAATCCACCTCCTTGTGACATATTGTCTGGGTGTAACTCTAAGAATTGCTGTAAGATTGTGTTTGTTGCTTTTACTACTAAACGACCATCTTCAAATAAGATACCACCTAACTTAAGGTTGTCCTCGTTCTGCTCATCAGTAAAGATGGAAGATTGATTAGTGACATAACGCATTGAGCGTGGGTAACCAAACTCTTTGTCATACCATTGTAAATCTCTGTGGTCTGTGTGTCTTGAACGCAATTGAAAGCTAATAGGAGTAGCTTTGCGTTTCATGATGTAGATTCTCTCTTTTACTTCCCAGTTTGGGAAAATGCTTTTTAAGGTAGCAGCACCTATGTCTGTTCTTTTTGATTTTGTAGCCATGTTATTAAATGTTATAAGATTAGATAAATATAATATAAAAAGGGAGGCGGTTAAACCTCCCTAGTCAATAGTTTGATTAGTCTTGAACTAATACGAAGTTGTTCGCTCCGATTACAACTAACGCTCTTTCGCTTAGGAAGTGTACTTCCATAGCATCAAGGTCGCTGTTAGATGCTCCACCTGCTGAACCTGTTAACCAAGTCTTGTACTTTCTGTCTTCTGTTGCAGACTTTCTGTACTTAACGTGTAGGAACGGCTGACGGATTTTCTTACCAAGAATCTGGTCGTATACAGTCTTAGTACCAGAAGGTACGATAACCGCACGGATTTTACCAGTTCCTTCGATAGACCCACGAGTGGTTGCATCGTTAAGGTATTTCCAATCAGTCTTGTAGAACTCGTATGAACCTCTTTGGAATCCGTAGAAACCTAAGTTTAACGCCATCTTCTCGCTGTTGTTGAATGCTCCGTAAGAAGTACCACCTGCACCATAAGAGTTCTTAGATGCTAAGAAATCATCGATAGCTAAGTTTTGGTCTCTATCAGCGAAGAACATGTTCTCCAAGATAGACCCTTGCTTATCTAAACGCTTTAATACGTTATCGAAATCAGCTTGAGCAGACATAACACCGTTGAAGACGTTACCTCTGTTACCTACTTCGTAGAATAAACCTTTAGTACCATTCGCTACAGATGAAGCAGCAGAACCTGCTGACGGTACACCTTCGACCATACTCATTTCTAAGTAATCATCGTAACGTAATCTTGTCTCGTGCTGAGACTTCAAGTACCATAGGTAACCAGAACCACCACCTTCGGTAGAAACTTCAACCCATCCAATTTGAGTCATGTCAGAACCAGATACAGCGTATTTGTCCTTGATGATGATTGGGTTAGTTTCGTGGAAACTAGGTACGGCTTCTAATGCTCCGCTCATACCGTTAGTACCTTTAGCGAACTCAGAACCGTATACGAAGATACTTAATCCTGTGTTTCCTAAAGCGGTAAGGTCAGCGTTCTCTAATGAAAGAACTGTGAACGTGTCTGTTGTTACGGCTGTGATAATACCTTTCTCAATGACTAAACCGTCAGAGATAATAACAGTTTGTCTCAACCTAAAGTTGTGTCCTGCTACGGTAATATCGTTACCTAGTTTTGTTGCTCCTGTGTAAAGAGTGTGAAGTCTTCCTTCTTCTGTCCATTTGATAAGGTCAGAACTGCATGGAAGTTCAGCAGACGCTGCACGCAAGAATGAAGAGATAGTACGATTACCGTAAATCTCAAAGTTCTCTTTATAAGTATCAGGAAGTTCCGTGTCAGTAAAGTCGAAACTTGTGATATAGTTGCTAGATAGCACTTGCTGTGTTGGAGCAGGTGTTAACGCAAACGTTGGGCTTGATGCTAATGCCATAATTTATGTATGTTTAATAATGTTTAAGTTTAATTTTGCTATTTGAAGAACTTTCAGCGTCTAGGAATTTGAACTTTGGTTGTTTCGATTTCAAGTTAGGCTGTGTGCCTCTTGTCTTCGTGTTCACATTCTTTGAATCTCTGGCATCTTCTTCTACCATTGCTGCTTTACCTAACTCGAAGAAATGTTGCGCAAATCCTTCGGGATTGGAGGCTACAGATAGAGCCTTGTGATATCCTGAGATATCTTTAACACTTCCGTCTTTATCTAAGAACTTGTTCAATAGATTGTTGACGTTCATGTTCTGTTCTTTTACCTTTGCAAAGTTCTCTGGCTTGTAAAGGATGGTCTCATCACCAACTTTGACCTCAAAACCTTTGAAGTCCTTTCCAAGAGCCTTATTACTTTCTTTAATAAAAGACTTTCGCACAGCTTCTAATTGCTTAGTTGATTGTGCTTGTTGAGTTTCATAGTTCTTAACAAAGTCTATAGCTGCTTTAGCTTGGGCAGGGAGGGCATTACTAGACGCTAGGTCAACCTTGTGTTTCTCTGCTCCGCTCTGTAGGCTACTTAATGCCTCTGCATAGAACTTCTTCTTCTCAACATTCTTTCTTCGGATATCCGCATCGGTGTCAGTATCTTCTGCTCCGAATCGGCTTTCAATCTCGTAGTTAATATCTTCACCATCTAAGGTTGGATATTTAGCTTTAAGAAATCTACCTATTACTTCATCCTGTGGAAGTTTACTTAAGTCTTGGTTAATGTTAACAAAGTCCTGTAAGCTACCTCCTGTATCTTCCATGAAGTCGAGATACTTCTGAACAGCCTCTGGCAATTCTTCGTAATCTACAACATCACTATTATCTTCATCTTGTGCTTCTTCTGCACTAGTTACTTCTTCACTCTCATCTTCCTCATCCAGACCGTCTGTGTCAGAGTAGTCTACGTATTCCTCATCTTCGTTGTCATCTCCAACAGACTCTTCTCCTTCTGAATCATCTCCTTCACTTCCTCCTTCATTCCCTCCACCATTGTCAGCATTCGCTGAATCCTCTGTCTCTCCTGTCGTGTCTGTGCTTTCATCTGTTGTTTCGTCATTTGATTGTGCTTCTTCGCCAGATACGCCCTCAGTTCCGTCATTTACTTCTTCTGTTTGAGTTTCCTCTATTGGTTTTCCGTTATCGTCAAGAAACGTGAATTTCATCTTTTCGTCTGCCATGTTATTGAATTTTTAATTAATTGTATAATATTAGTACAAAGTTAAGAATAATAAAAACTATCGAATACCCCCCCTATTAAGATGGGTCTGTAGTTCCTAAATCCGTAGCATTTGTATTGTCAAATTGACTTTCGAAGTTTTGGGGTGCATTGCTTCCAGACTCAGCTTTCTGTGCCTCTATAGCCGATTGCTGTGTTCCTTCTTGTGCTTTTGCCTTTCTACCTCTTGCTTGTTTTCTATCATCTAGTACGTCAGATACATCAGCATCGATACCTTTAAGTGCCGTGTTGAACTCAAACTCAAGATTCATAAGGTATTCCTTACGTGCTATAGAGTTCTCCTCGTTTCTGTCCTCTAGGTCTTTCATGTTAGTATCAATCATCATCTTCATTTGAGCCTTTAACTCTTCAAGTTGCGCTTTGGATTGTGCCTCAGCTTGTACTGTCTTAGTTTGCTCTTCTGATTGTACCTTCAATTGGTTAGTCTTAGCATCGTTCTCTTCTTTAACTTTTGCTATTCTACGAATCTTCATTACTTGGTTAGCCAACTTAACGTTGTTGATACTACGTATAAACGCTGCATCATCTAAGTAAATTAGCTGTTGTTGCAATGCTTGTTGTATGTTTTGCTCTAAGTATTCTTTCTCCTGTGCATCTGGTGCTACTTCGATAAAGATACCAAACTTATGTTGCGGTAATTTAGAAACCTCATCAAGTACTGCTACGTTAGCCGAACCGATAGCTTGTACCAATTCATCTGCGCTGTCAGAATACTTAAGGATATCTGCAATACGTAACGAGACAGCTTCTGCTATCTTCTTAGTTCCATATATACCTGCATCTTGTATGTGCTTAGTTGCTGTGTTCGAATTAAGACTAGCTAGTTTCTGTACACCCACTAATGTTCTTGAATCAGGAGTAGAGGCATCTCTAGCCTCGTTAAGACCAGTTACGTCACGAATCATCTGTAGGTAATAGTTGTACAGTTCGATAAGTGCTTGAATCTTAGAACGACCAGAGTTGTGCTGTAGTTCTTGAATAGGAATCTTACCATGATTGAACTCACCCATACCATTGGATGAACGACCAACAACAGAACCTGTCTGGAAGAATAATTGTAATGCCCTCTTTGGGTCATACTTACTACCATCACCCAAGTCGATTTCGTTCAGACCATCAGCATCAATGTATACACCATCTGGTACAACTCTCGCTGCAACTTGTTGTAACTTCAATGAAGATATCTGGATTTGGTCGGTAAAAGGAATCATTCTACTTAACAGCGACTCTGTACGCTCGTCATATACTCTAGGAGCAACAACTACGTAATTAGATACTGCTGAATTACCAGAAGACTCTCTAATCATGTTTTCTTCAAGTTCCCACTTAAGTAGCATGTTAGTTCCAAGTACTAACGTACCTCGATACCAAACATCTTCAAACTTAGATACTCTTTCATATCCTCGTTCAGTCATGTCCTTACTATCAGGATTCCAACCTTCTTCTTTGCGAATCATTGTAACCTTACCGTTTGCATTGGTTTTCTTCTTGTATACTTTCTCACGAGTACACTTGTAGTTGAAATGCAATACGTTTGCTACGTGACCATCGAACTCACTTCTAATTTCATTAGAAACTCTGTGGTACAAATCCCAATCAGAAGTACTGGCTGCTGCTTTCTTAAGTTCCTCATCGGTTAAGTCTGGGTTGATTTTGCGAAGTTCTTGAATAGGTATTTTCTTAACCTCACCAAAGTAATAGCAATCTTGCCTGTATGGGTCTTCTGAATATGAGTGTACTAGGTATGCAGGGTCTACGTACTCTACTTTCACACCATCTGATGTATTATAGCTGTGTTTCATAGCACCTGTTCCGAGTACCATCATATCGTAATCAAATCTACCTTTGGTTTCTAGGTAGTTGTTTTTCTTTAGAACATAATTAATAGCCTCTTCCTCAGCGATTTCAATACTCTGCTTGTAATTAAGCTGCATATGAATCTGTAGTTCTTCGGAAGTTTCTGGTAAACTAGCAGGGTCGTTAGCAAAACCATCAGCACCTAATTCGGCTTGGGCTTGCATAAGCATCTCCTTAGCGACCATATCCTTCTCCATCTCTTTGATATATTGAGACTTCTTGTCGCTTGCTACTTTATCTATTGCGTTTGCTTTAACTTGAAATAGTCTGTTGGATATACCGTTAACAACGATATCAACAAACTTAGGTAGAATAGGAACTGGTGTCCAGTCCAAGTTTAGGAATGACAAGTCACCGTCAACAGCCATTTCGTTCTTGTACTTACCGATTGGTTGCTCACCTCTTGCATATAAACGCAGTCTGTGGTACTTGTATTGATTGTCGTAGTATCTGCTGTTTGAGTTCTTGTGTCTTTTGAACCACTCATTCTCAACAGCTTTCCCTACTTGTAGACCAAACTCCTTATACCCTTTGTTAGGGTCAAGAGGGTCTGGGAAACCTTTAGAGGAAAACAATTCCTTTGCTAGTTCTGACCTGTCTTTTTCAATTCTCATTCTTCTGTGTTATTTAATGAACTTTGATGTCCTTTCTGATTGTACGTACCAAACCCCATGTTAATGGTCTTTATTTCCATTACTGGCATTAACTTGGCTCTGTTTAAACCCATAAGAGCATAACCTGTACTAATCGAGGCATCGTGCTTTTCCCTATTCTTAATGTCGAATCCTAACCAGTCGTGTAGTGTTTCCATGAAGTAAAAGCTACCCATTTGCCCAAATTCACGCACTCTCTTCTTCTCTTCTGGCTCATCATAAACTCCTACAAAGTTAACGATAAAATTCTCAATGAAAGAGGCATGCGTTGTAATCACATCAGAAGACGATGAAGGAATCCCTCCCAACTCACGTTCTGACTGACTTAATTTATTATAAGGCTTATCTGGTCTGTTTAATGAGAACCCTCTATAACCCCTGTGCTTAAAGTGATAAAGCATTCTAGGTTTGTTATTCTCAGCTAGAATCGGCATGCCATAAAACACACAAGCCATTAACACATCCTCAAAGAATATCTCAGCCAAAGCTGTTCTATTGATATATTCTAGGAAAAACATATTAGATGGTGCGTTTTCCATACTAAATCCAGTTACACCATGTAAAGAACCTTTAGAACCTTTACCAGAAACCGTACCAGAGATATCGTATGTATCTGCTCCGAAACAGCCAATGTGTGCATTCATAGGATGCCATACACCGTTCTTCTTTGTCTTCTTGTTACGTATGTTCTCATCTGGTAACCAAGTAACTAAGAACCTACCATTTGGGTCAGGATACCAGACAACCTCGCTGTCCTTGATACCACCTTTCCACATAAAGTTACCTCTAGTGACGTGATGGTCTAGTATAACCTGTGTCTCATTGTACTGAATCTGCTCCGTTAACTTCTCAATAGAGAATATGTTTCTTTTAGCTTCGTCACGCAGGGCTTCAAGGATTGTCATTGGGAAAGCACGTAGTTCTTCATTGTACTGAATCTCGCTCTCTTTCTTCTTAGCTTTACGCCTAGCCTCCAAGAACTCAATACTACCTCTCTTAATCTCCTGACCATGAACGTTATACGTAGTTTTGGCAGGTTTACCAGTATGGCATTTACCGTACTTGTCGGTGAACTTGGTCATGTTCTTATGAGCAGGTAAGAAATAGCTGTACAGCCCTGATGGTGTTCTTTCAGTAGTATCATCTCTTTTCTCCAATATAGAAGAGTAGTATAGTTTCTTGAACTCTTCACCACCTTGACGCATAGGGTTAACGGTAGAACCTATAAAGGCTTTACCCACAATCATACCACCTTCATCAAATGTAGGTGAAATACGACCCCAATGGTTTAGGTAGTTCGCAGGTTTCTTCCATTTAGAGGCTTCATCCCCCAAGTAGATATACATCTTCTGACCATCATAAGAACCATCCTTTGTTGGTTGGTAATCAACAATAGTATTCAAGTAGTCAACTCCTTTGTTCTTTCTACCTAGCTTACTAGCTTTACTTCTGTCTGGTGGAAGAGCAAACTCTATTCGTTTCTCAGAATCCGCAGCACCCCTAACTACTGGTCTAAAGTAGAATGGCAGGTTACGGAACATATAAGAGAACTTCATAAATGCTTTCTTGGCATCCTCATCACTCTGGGATGTAATACCAATGTTAACGTTACGTGTGGATGTAGCGTGGTTCATCATTACTGCAAGCATTATATACGTAAATCCTGTACGTCTGGACTTAACAAATAGCTGTCCTAGACATCTTGGGTCTAACATACATGCTTTAATGAAATAGAACATGTTCATCTGTGCTTCACGGAAATCCATGTAGTCACCATTATCACGCATCTTACAATGTTGCAAAGCAAACCATGCGTCACCAGTCAGGTACACAGCTTTACCATTGTTCATAAACCACACACCTTCTCTACGTCTGCGGTATTGTTCGTATATGTGTTCGGAGAATGCTTCCTCGCTATCTGGGTTCAACCCTTGTGGTTCTTCTTCTCTTCTCCAATATTGTTCTGATTTAGGTAGGTCTGAGAATAGAATCTCTGATTTCTTAGGTTTCTTGGGTAATTGAATCCTCAAACCATCAAGTTCTATAATTTCACCCTTAGTTCCTTTAGGGCATAACATAACAGCGTCATTAGTACTGTTGTGCCATTCCTTGTGGTAGTTTTCGATAGGATAGAAGTCACCTCTGGCGAACCTCTCTGGGTAACCTAGCTTGAACTCCCTCTCCGATAATGAAAACTTATCAGCCTCCACCTGCACACGCAACTCCATTAAGTTACTGTCAAGTGTGGTAATGTACTGTAATATCGTTGATTTAGCCTTGATTGCCTCCGAGTATCTGGTTTCGTCCAGTTCTTCGTAGTCGATAACCTTACGTAGAGCCATTCTAAGCGTGTCTAAGGATATATCACCTGCTGCGACAAGTCTTACTATATATTCCCTTAACTTATCATCAGAGGGCGCATTAGGTGAGTTCACCCATTTATCCAATAACTCTTTTGAATACTTGAATGAATCAACCTTAGAATCCATTACTCGTCTAATCTTGTCATCTTCAATGTCATCTACATTGATTGTCAGTTCAAGACCATC